CACTGCACCAACAGCTCGGCCGCCCCGTCTTTGTCGATGACCTGTGCGCCGATTTCGCCGTTCCCGTGATTGATCGACAACAGGACGACGCTACCGAGCCTGTCGAGGATGTCCACGGCTTCCGCCGCATAGGCGATCTGGCTGCCGATCTGCCGCAGAGAACACACGCGGCTTGACGTGGGGACGCTCACTTGCGCTCGACCGGCACGCGGTCCACGACCTGCCGATACTCCGTCTCGATGAACCCGCCGAGATGCCCCGCCGTGCGCTCGAGCTCGTCCTTCTCGTCCTGCGTGTCCACCGTCTTCTGCTCGCGCTCCAGCGCCGCCATCGCCGCCGCCCGCCGCTTCTTCTCCGACTGCATGCTGCGCTCGATGCGGTCGCCCTTCGCCTTCTGGATCGCGTTGAACACCGAGGACGGCATCTTCATCAGCACTTCCTTGCCGTTCGCGCCGACATGCACGCGGTCGTTGATGAACGACATGCCGGGGGCGTCGTTCGCCGCCATGTCCGTCGGGGCCACCGGCTCCCAGCCCGCTTCGACCGCTTCGGCGTACCGCGAGCCGTCGCTGTGCATGTCGAGATAGACCGTGCGCACGACCATCGGCTCGTCCTGCTTGCGGAGCCGGTACTCGCGGGGCTTGGCGCGGTTGGGTTCGCCCGTGCGGATACGGCGCTGGCGAATCGCGCGGGTGTCAATCACGATGGCGTCATCGCCCTGTGCGACGACGGAGGCGGCTTCGCCTTTGGGGCGGCCGGGGTCCTTCTTCGGGCGTCCGCCGCGATGCTTGGCTGATGCGGGCGTGACCGTCTCGTCGTTACTCATCGCTGTCCTCCAGAATGTAGCCGCCGCCCTTGGTCACCTTCACCGTGCCCATCGCCGCCACGTTCGCCGCGTGCTGCTTCTGCGACATGCCCACCGCCCGCGCCGCAATCTGCTCCGCGCGTGAGAGCGACAACGGAGCCGTGGGCCGCGTCGGCGCTTCCGTAAACTGCGGACGCGGGACAGCCACCGGTGGCGGGGGAGGGGGAGCCGCCGCCGGAGCCGTCACCGCGCCCGTAGACCGTTGCAACTGCTGCTGTCTGAGGTAATGCACGCCCGCGGCGCCGACAATCGCGCCCAGCACGCCCTGCGGGGTCGCCGCCTGTTCTGGCGTCATCGTGGCGAGGGCTTCCTGCGCGACTTCAGGCGGCACGCCGTACTGCTGCGCCACCTGATACGCCTGCGCGGTCAAGTGCTGCGCTTTTTCGTTCGTCCGTTCCTGGTGGAGCGGGGCCAGTGCCGCTTCGACGGTCGACCGAACCTGCTTCGTGATGCGCGTGTGGATCTTCTTCGCCGCCTCCAAGTCCCACTGCTGCGTGGAGACGTTCACCAGCCCGTACTCGCTGGCGATCTGCGTCAGTTCGTCGTCGCTCGGGCCGTCCGGCTTGGCCGGGGCGGCTGGCGTTGTTGCCTGCGGCTGCACGCGGCCGTCGAGCTCGGCCAGAATCTGCTGCTGGCGGTCCAGCGGCAACTGCTGGAGCTGCTGTTGGAACCGCTTGGCGAACGCGGCCACTTCTGCGGCGGCTTGCTTCGTCTGCTGTTCCGATTGCTTGGCTTCACGCACCTTGGCGCGGAGCCGTGTGACTTCGCCGTAGATGCCACGCTCCTGCTCATCGCGGGGCTCAGGCAGGGCGGGCTCGTCCGGCTCCACTGGGGCCGCCACAGCGGGCGTGGCGACAGGTTCTGGCGTCGTGGCGGGCGTGGCGACAGGTTCGGGGGCGGGGGCTGGGACATCGGCCGCCGTCGTCCCCGCGGGTTCGTCCGGGCCGTCCAGCACGAACGCGCCGGGCGTCAGGATGTCATCACTCATGCTTTCGGCTCCTTCAGCGCGGCCTTCGCCTGCGCCAAGACGTCACGCGCGTTCCGTAAGATCGCCGTGCCCGGATGGTCGCCGGGCTTGCCCGCGATCACGCGCTCCAAGTCCACGATGGCGAACGTGATGCGCTCGGTCAGGGTGGACGTCATTCCGCCTCCGCAAACGCGAGCACATCGCGCAGGCGCAGTTCCCACAGATGCTCGTCGCCGATCTCGAAATCGTCCACGACCGTGCCCGGTGCCCAGTACACCGTCATGCCCGGTTGGAGCTCGCTCGCCATCGGGCCATCGCAGTCGGGGCAGATGCCGTCACCGACCGCCACGACGACGCCGCACGTGGGCGGGTTCTTGGCGATCTCGGGCGCGGCGATGAGGGTATCGGGCAAGTCGGCTGGCCAGAGCGGGCGGACGAACACGCGCGGGCCGATAGGGCGGAGTGTCATCGCGCCACCGAGTTCGCCGCCGTGCATGTGGCTGGCGCTGGCGTTGGGCCGGTGTCTCGGCACACGGCGGTCGTGTACGTCACTTCGGTCGGGAATACGACAGCGCCCGTGCCGGTCTCGTTGGTCAGCACGCCGCTCATCTGCGCCGATGTTGTGGCAGACCACCGCGAGAGGTTGCCGCTCGTCACGCTGTCGGCGTTCACTATTCCGGCGTCGCTCATGTCGCTGAGAATGCACCTGTAGCCGTTGGGACACGGCGGGTTGATGGCCTCATAACGGCCGGACGACTGCACGAACGTCATCCCTTCGTACTCGTCGCGCTCGATGGGAATCTTCGCCCACTCCGCGATCTGTTCTGGCGTCGGCTGCGGCTCGCGTCGGTCATAGCCGATCACAGCCGCGAACACGAGTGCGTAGATGAGAAACTCCCACTGGCGACCTGTCGGGCGATGTTCGCTCATGAGCGGCGTCGGGCCTCCGGCACCTGACTCTCGCGGTGCTCTTTGGACTTCGCGGAACGGTCTAAGGCGTCAATCCGAAACAGCGGGTACTTCACGAGCTCGCTAGCGACTTCCGCTTGTGCGTGCATGATCCGCATGACCAGCCCGAACGCCGCCGTGTCAAAGCCCGCCTGCTTCATCTGCGCGTTCGACGCATTTAGCAGCGCGCCTGCGCCGTACTTGCTCGCCACGTACTGCGTGAACAACTGCCAGCCGTCGCTGTGGAGCAGTTCCTGCCACGCGGTGCGCTCGTCGGTCATTCGTCACCGTCGTTAAAGAACACGATCAGGCAGATAATGGCTATCATCGCCAGCAGGATCATGCTCACAGCCGTCTCCGGTCGCCGCGCTCGAGCCACGTCGCCACGGCGAGAAACGCCACGAGCGTCACCACCGCCAGGATCGCGTCGCTGCTCACAGCGCCGCCTTGCGCGCCTTGGGCTTGCGCCTCGGGCGCGGGGCAGATGTATCCACGAGGTCAGCCGTGAAAGGCTTGCCGCGCTTGAGATGGCTGAACTGGCTCGGCGGGGTCAGGCCGAACTCATCACACAGCGCCGCCACCGCTTTCGCTGAACACGCCGCGCACAGCGTGAAGTCGCTCACAGCGCCGCCTTGTTGATGGCCGCCGCCAGCCGCCGCGCTTCCTGCTTCGTCAGCGTCGCTTTTTCGTTCTTGAAATGCACCACAATGAATCCGCCGGCCGATGTGACGCGGAACGAGTCGCGCGTTTCGGCGGTGGGCGATGCGTATTCTGCGTCCAGCCTCGCGCGAGCCTCTGTCAGTTCCGTCAGCAGCGGGTTGTCGCCCAATGCAGCGGCCCATTCGGGTTCGGTCGTTGGCGTGTCGCTCATGTCGTCAGGAGGTTGCGCCCGCTCTGGACGCCGGGGTCGTCCGTGAGGTCAAACCAGAACGCCGCTGCGAATATCGCCGGGATTAGCGTCGCCCCAGCCATGATCGCGACGAGTTGCAATCGCCGCCAGTCCCAACCGTGGATGAAGCAGTACGCGATTCCGTAGACGAGGCCCGCGAGCGCCAGCGCCGTCACTACCGAAAACACCCACGCCATGACCCACGATTCCTTCGCGGCGCGGAACTGCCTCACATCACACCCGGCGGCGCGTCCATCGGCGGCATCGGCGGCGCCCCTTGCGACTGGCCCTGTCCAAGCATCCCCATCAGCCCCTGTAGCATGTCCGGCCCACCGCCCGGCATCGCGCCCGGTGCCCCCGGCCCAATCCCCTGCGGCGCCGACACGCCCGGCGTCTGCTGCAGAAACACCTGCAGATTCGGCATCCGGTACAGCCGCAGCACCTGCTCCATCATTTCGCGCCCCGCCTCCGGGTTCATCGCCAACTGCTGACCCATCGCCGGGAACATCTGCCCAATCGTCTGAATCGCCTTCGTGAACTCGCTGAGGTCGGCGCGCAGTTTCGCGTAGTCGGACGTCTCGACCGAGCCCCGCGGCTTGAACCGGAACGACCCAGTGAGGTCCGCCGCCGTCACCTTGAACGGCCCCTGCGACGGCATCGCGTACCCGCGCAGCTCCAGCCCCTGCTTGAGCGACTCGGGCGCAATCATGCCGTCCGCATCCCGCGCGAGCGCCCGCTGCCAGAGCACAATCCGCAGATCCCACAGATCCGCCACGCCCTGCTGGAGATGCTTGGCGACTTCGTCCACGCGCACATACGCGGCCTGCGCGACGATGCTGTTCTCGGTCGCCGTGCGCCCCGTCTGCGGCGTCACGCCCGAGATCGCCGTGTCCGACATGCCAGACACGCGCTCGGCCGCCGCGAGAATCCCGCGCTCCTGATCGATGACCGAGTTCGGCACATCGGGGATGATCATCGGCTCGACGTCGCCCATCGACCGCACCGGGATGATGGCAGACGGGCCAATGGGCTCGTGCTCCGGGTCCCAGATCGCCGTCGTCAGCATCTTCAGCGGCGCGTTCAGCACGACCGCTGACCGATCCGCCTTCATGTTCCGCAACGCCGTGTGCTCGTCCACGATGGTCACGAGCTTGTGGCCCGCGAGCGAGTAGCCGTACACCGACTGCGGGTTCGGGAACGGCACGAAGTCCACGAACCGCACCTGCTGCAAGTCGTCAAACGCCAGCCGCGGCAGGGCATCGACGGTGAGCGACACAGTGGTGATCAACCACTCCGGCAGCCCGTCCTCGTCGATGTCCTTCAGCAGATGGACTTCCCACAGTTCGTATTCCGCCGTCGGCCCCTCTTGCGCCGCGACGTCCTGCCCCAATCGGGTATGTTCCTGCCGCGCTTCGCGGTCGCCGCCACCGCTGGCGACAATGCGGTCCACTTCGGCCTTGTCGTAGATGCCGGCGTCCACGCGCTGCCGCAGGTCCGTCTCGCGCAGCCAGAACCGCTTGGCAAAGCCCCAGACCTCGCTCCGGTCCTTCGCATGGCCCGGCAGGAACAGAAAGTCCTTGAGCGACAGCACGCGGTACTGCGGGCCGCGGCCGTACCACTCGACCTTGTCCACCTGGAGCGCCATGTACGGCTGCTGGTCGTCGCCGTCCCACTTCGTGACGCGCTGCTGGTCGTCAATGATCGGCATCGGCTCGAACTGCTCGTTGAGCACCGGCACGCCAAAGCCGTCCGTCTGGATCGCGGCGTCCACCGTGATGCGCGATTTCTTGAGCTCGGCGCGCTCTGTGACTTCGAGAATGCCCGTACCCTCGATCAGCGCCATGTGAAACGCCTTCGACAGCCACGTCGGCAGGCGCTCGTTGTCCTTCTGCCACTCCAGAAACGCTTCGACCTTGGCGACGCGGGCCGCGGGTTCGCCCCAGCCCTCGACCGTCACCATCGGGTCGGCGGTGGTGATGATCTGCGTGAGACGCGCCCGGAGCGCGTCCGCTTTCTCGGTGAGGATGTACGACGCGAGGTCGGCCGCATCGGGCCAATGGACGGCAGCGCGGCGGGGCCGGGGCGCCTGCTCGTACATCGCGTGGTAGGCGTCGATGAGCCCGCCTTCGCCGATGATGCTGGACCGGGCGCTGATGGCGTTCTGGAGTTCTTCGCTGATCCAACGCTTGAACGCGAGGCGGTCTTCGGGTGCAAGCGCGACCCGCTGCGGGTCCTTGGGGAGGCGTGAGCGCGGCATCGCTGGTGGGAGCGACCGTTGCGCGGTCACTTCCAGAATCGCATGCGCGTCAAATAGTTTCCGCGATTGTCCGCAGACGTGCGGTTAGTAGCCGCCGCGACCAATGCGGACGTTGCGCCCGCGCCGCCCATCGGCCGGGTCGTGGTCCATCTGCGCCCGCTTCAGTTCCCGTCGCTCCTGCTTCGCCAGCGTCACCTGCGTCGGCTGCGCCGGCTCGAACGCAATCACCCCGTAGTTGAGCGCCCGCTGCCCGTGGTCGTACAACCCGTCGTTCTTCGCCTGCCGAATCCCCGCCTTCATCCCGAGCGCGGCCTTGTCAGACCACACAAACCCGGCCTCAAACGCATCGGCCACGAACGGCATCGGCGTGTGCTTCACCTGCCCCTGCTCGACGCTGACCAGCATCGCCCGCGGGTTCACCTGGAACGCGGGCTGGCCGTCCAAGGCAATGCGCCGCATAAACCGGCCCACCGACTGGATCGCGTTGAACTGCGCTTCCACCGAGTTCGCAAACGGCTGCGACTGCGGGAAGATGCCGTGGTCCGCCAAGACGTCGCGCACCTTCGTCGTCCGCACGCCTTGGTTGTTGCTATCCAGCGCGGACGGGTCGCCGGCCGCCCAGATGTCCAGCGGGTTCGGGCACCACTGCCGCCGATACGTGTCCACGATGGGCGCGAAGTCCTCTAAGAACATCTTCGTCCCCATAACCGCCCCGAGAATCTGCAGCCGGCCCACGCTCAGGAACTGCAGCCAGACCACGCACGGATGGCTGTGGCCGAAGTCCCACGCCTCGATGAGCGGCGAGCTCGGCACCATCTCCAGCGCGTCGTTGACGTGCAGCCGCCGCGAGAAGTAGCCCGCGTACACGGCTTCACCCTGCACCGCCAAGCCGCGCCGGCCCTCGAGCAGCGTGCGCCGGAGCGCGGAGCCCTCGGGGTAGGCTTCTTCCAGCGAGGCGATGTACGCCCGCCCCAGATTGACCTCGTTGTCGTAACAGTTCGTGCGGACGTAGTAGTGGTCGGGGCGGCTGTTGTCGGTCGGGAACTGCGTGGCAATCCAGTGGCCTGGATTCACCGGCTGCGGCGTGTACCAGAGCTGCTGCGGGTAGCCCGGCTGGCTGATGCGAGCGACGAGTTCCCCGTGGAACTCGCCCGGCATTTCCTCCGGCTGGTCGACGCCGACGAACGCCAGCGTCGGGCCGCGCACCTTGGAGAATTTCGCGGCTTCGTTGCTCGACTTCAGCCCGTGGATGTACACGCGCGAGCCGTTCGGCAGGATGTCGCAACTCTCCGACGGGTCCCACTGGACCGAGACGCCGCAGAGGTCCAGGTATTCGCGCCACTTCGGCTTGAGCAGGCTGTTGGTCGCGTCGTCGGTGTAGCGGGCGAGCAGCAGCCGCATGCCCGGGTGTTCGCCGGCCAGGATCAAGGCCCGTGCACATAGCGCCGTGGTCTTCTGGGCGCGCACGCCGCCTTCGAGGTCCACGTAGCGGGCGGTTGATTGCAGGGCCTTGGACGCGCCCGGCCCCCAGCGCCAGAGGACTTCAGGCATCTAGTCCGGGCTGATCTGCCACGCCTGCAGCATGGCGAGGTCGAACGGGTTATACCCCCGCGCGTGCGCCTCCGCCAGATAGGCCACCGACGGCTCAGGCGGCGCGGTGGGCGGACTTGGGACACCGGCCGCCGTTGTCCCTGCCTTCTGGGTGTTCGTCGGTCCTGTGGGCGCCGGGACGGCCTCACCGCACCCCGCACACGTCCAGCCGCGCACGACCAGCGTGGCATCCGTCATGCGGGCCATCTTCGCCTGCACGTAGCGGTGGGTACAGCCGGCCTTCGCCTGCTGGCGGGAGCGCATGAACCAGTCGAAACTGTCCATCACGTCGCCTCCGGCTTCGTCAGCATGTCGAAAATCGACCGGCCGTAGTAAGGCCGCGGGTCCGGCTTCGGCTCGCCGCAGAACATGCACACGTCCGGCACGCGCGGCGTGTAGCAGCAGCCTTGAATCAAGCAGCGAGCGAGTTGAGCGCCATCGACCGGGTCCGTGACCCACTGGCTCACGCGCACGTCGTCGCGGTAGATGCCGTCAGGCCGAAATGTGTATGCCGCCATCAGCCCCTCGCCTGTGCAAACTCGTGGATGATCTTCACTGTCTCCGGCAGCGTCACGTTCATCGACTCGCTCGGCTTCCCATACGCATAGTGGTGCAGCAGCGTCTCCATGTGCGCCGCCTGCCCCTGCATCAGCCGGTACTTCAGCGATTCGATGTACTTCGGGTCCTCGAGCAGGTTCCGCGCGACGTCGCGGATCTCGATGGTCGCCTTGTTCAGCGAGCCTTTCGGTCGGCCGGGACCTGGAGGGGGTGGAATGCGGTTGCGTGGCATAGCGGTCGCTTTTCGTAAGCCTTCGCCTGATCTAGTGTACGGCGTCCGTCAAGGGTCACGGCGTCCTCTCGTCTGGCGCGGACGAGCGCAAGCGATCCAGCAGCGTATTGACGTCGTGACAGATGCCGTGCGAGCACGACGGCTTGCCGCACGCCTTCATCTTGCCGAGCGCGGATTCTAATTCGGCGAGCGTCAGCCCCGGCGGGGGCGGGGGCTCCGCGATAGGTGCAAGTCCATGCACATGCGCGAGCTGCGCCATGACTAGACGCGCACAGGCCAACGGGTTGTCGCCAAGGTGCATATTTGCGATCAATCGTCCGGGCGGAGAGATTTGTCCCGAATCCTCCCCGCTCGGGACCACACGGTGAAAGACGGAAGGGCGCTCGTGTGGCGCGATACTTCCGCCCGGAGACACGCAGTAGTGAGTCGGCGGCGCCGTCTCGATGGCCCCGTCTGTCCCCCTCTGGGGCTGGGCGCGCGACGCAGCGAGGGCGGCGCGGGCGATGCTGCCTGATACGCCCTGCTCATTCGCGGCAATCTTCGTCAGCGCCTGCGTGAGCCGCTGGACCTCCGCGCGGAGGGCGGTGAGTTCTTCGCCCTGCTGCTTCACCTTGTCCACGAGCGACCAGTAAATCTTATCGTCCGGGCTCAACCGTTCACTCATCGATCACCTCTTTCTCGGCGTGGGTTTGCGCGCGTCTCGGACGCCTTGTCCGTCAGCATTGCCGCCGCATCTCTCAGCAGTTTCGCAATTCGACGTTCATCTCCCGCGAACAACTCCCACGGATACGCCGATGGGTGCTCTTCGATGTCCTCGAAGGTTTGCGCCAATTCCGTCAGTTCGCCCGCCATTTTTTGGCGTGTTGGCTCATTTCTGAAATATTCCCACAGTGTCTTCGCCATCCTCACTGCTCCTCGCTGGACGCCGCGCCTGCAGTCAGGGCGTCGAGCGCCACACGTCGCGCACCCTCGTAGCTGTAGTCGCACGCCGCCACAGTTCAGCGAATGTCATGTCGTCTCCTCGCCCGCGCCGGCCAGGGCGTCGAGCAGCACGTGGCGCGTTGCGGCATAGCCATCCGCCAACGACTGATGCCGGTTGTCCATCGCCTCGCTGTAGGCGTCTGACGCCGCCATCAGCACGTCATCCGTCAACCGCGCCGCCATCGCCGCCCGTGCGCCGCGGCGGGCCATGCGGCAGAGGGTGGCGAGTTGTTCGCGGTCCACGATGACGCCCGTTCCCAAGTAGTCAGGCTCGCCGCACTCGTCGCAGCCGCCCGCGGAGTAGCACGCATCATCATCGCGTGACGCTATCGCCACAATCTCCTGCTCACTCAGGTCGGGTGTCTCGGTCATCGCTTCACCGCCGACTTAAGGATGAGTTCCAGCGCCCGCTGCTCTGTATGGGTCAGCACATCCAGCGCGGGCAGGCTCGCGTATTGGCCCTGAAAACCCGCGCCATCAACAAGACGCACGCTGTCCACGTAGTCCAGCCCGTCGCAGTCGTTGAAGAACGTGATCCGGTCGCCCGTGCTACACGCGAACTCGACGTTCGCCGCGTACGCGTCGTCCCATGTCTCACCGACAGGCTCGATGGTGGCGTCACCAGCAATGATCTGGCGCATCAACGCAACGACTCGCGCTTGCACCGCGAGATCGTGATCTGAAAGTGGTTCGCTCATGCCTCCCCCTCCTGCGCCGCTCTCGGTTCGATTTCAGCTTCGATCTCTGGCGTGACCTTCGGCAGGTCGGCCGCACGCGCGTGTGCTGGGTGCAGATAGAACGGATTCACCGATGCGAAGTCGAGCGGCTGAGCAGATAGAGACTTCCGGCGCGATAGTGACGCCGAGACGCTTTGCCGACAGCGACTACACGTTCGGTAGCCGTCCTGATCCAGCGCGCGACCACATCCGCACTTCCCGATGTCTTTCGCGGCCTGCCGTGCCGCGAGACGCTTCGCCGCGAGCGCCCGGTCTGGAGGACGAACGATGATCCCGGCCGCGACCATCACGTCCAGCATGAACGCGAAGTCTCCATGCTCAGAGTCCCAATGGCCCCGGGCCTTCCCGTTCCGCCAGATGCGATTCTTCCGACACCGCGCCCCGATGCGCTCACACACGGCTTCTGAAACGCCCGACGCCTTAGACAACGCCGATGGCTCTGGCCCGACAAAGCACCCAGCCAACACGACCATCGCGACATTGAACAGCATGTCGCCGGGTCGCCAGTCCGCCACCGCGCAACCAGATACGAGCCGGAACAACTTCCGGCGTAAGCGCTGACCTTCAGTCATGTCTCCCGCTTCCTGCGCGATCATCGCTTCAACCAGTCCGGCAACTCAGCCTCGGCGCGCCGTGCTCTGTCCGATTGGCGACTAAACCAGCCGCAGTCCGATGCTGCGTGCGGGCCTGTCACTGAACACTCAGGCTCTGCACTGTGCGACAACGATTCGATTGGCCCGACGTAGCCGTACTGCTCTGTGAGCGGCGATTGGCCCTTCGTCCAAATCGTCACGCCGTCGTTGTTCATAACGATTATGTATTCGCGCGGCATCTTCGGGAAGTCGCGGATCATCGTCCGATCGCTTTCTTAAACGTCGCGGCGCCCTCTGACACCGTGCAGCCGCACATATCGACGTAATCTGGCGGCAGGATCGCCACGCTGTAGTGCGCGTCCGTGACCGGCGCGGCGTGCTTCAGGCGTAAGATGCCCTTGTGGCCTGAATTGTCATCGTACTTTAGCGTCTCGACCACCGTCGTGGTCATGCCCGCAGTCGTGCCTTTCGTCCAATCGACGTAGGTGTAACTCACCGTGTGCCCGACGATGCTGTCATCGAAATTGGCGTTGCGGTTCGTGGCGTAGAGGAGCGTGCTCCCCTTGAGCGTGAAGCCATGAATCCACCAGGATCGCTTCGCCTGCGCGAGTGCAGCCGCGTGCAACGTGTAGCGGCCAGAGAATCCAGAGCCTTGTTTGTGCCAGCCGTATTGGCCGAGCACCATGTAGGCGTTGTTGAAGTCACGCGGCATCCGGCCCTCGTCCTGTAACGCCTCCTCGGCCGCGTCGATCTCGCGCTGGGCCACATCCAAGTCGATCTCGCGCACCTGTTGCTCGGCCTGCGCCGCCGCGCAACCCGACATCATCGCAACCACCGCACACATCGCGCTGAATCGCTTCATCGCTCATCCCTCCCCTGGCTCCGCTTCTCTCGAATCTGTCGTCCAAGTGATTGCAATGCAACCACTAACGTCACTACGATAATTAGCCAACACGCCGCGATAATCACGACCATCGGAACGAACACCCACCGGATCATGTCCTCTCCTCTGGCCCGGCCCGGTGCCGAGACGTTACGACTTCACAGTGCGCTGCGCCTTGCATTTCTCGCAGACGAACACGCGGCGGAAACCGACGATGGTGTCCTCGCTGATGACGCTGACGCCGGGAACGAGTCCGGGGTCGTGCATACGGACGTCCTTCCAGACGCGCCAATCGTGATCGCACGGCATCAGCCAACGCGCCAAACGCTCTCGCCAACTCATACGCTCGGCTCCTGCGCCCGCCCGGTGAGCGCCGCTTCAATCCAGCGTATCGCTTGCCCGTTCTTCACCTGCTGCGGCACGACGCGCATGACGCGCCAGCCGAGAATCGCCGCGTGCGCGAACTTCTCGCAGTCCTTCACGTAGCCGGTCCCGCGCGTGTGCCGGCCCTGCGTCCACACGCCGCCGTCGATCTCCACGGCCAGTTTCTGCGCCACGAACGCGAGGTCGAAGCGCCACCGACGCGGCGGGGCGAAGCGGTGCTCCAGCACGGGCGTCGCCAGCCCATAGACCTGCGATTGGAGCACGAGCGCCTGCTGTGACGCATTGCCCGCACTTGCGCCCAACTGCCGACGTTTCGACACACGCTGCACGCGCTGCGTCCACGCGCCTCTCGCGCTCACGGCTGCACCACCTTCATCGGCGGCGGCTGCTGACACGACGGGCAGTAGACGCGCCCCGCGCAATTCTCCGGCGTGATCCCTTTGGCCCACCACGCGCCCGGCAGAATGTTCGCGCAGTGCCAGGAATGACCGCAGGACGGGCAGGCCGTGAACACGTCAATCGACGCCACGTCGAACAGGCTCGGCTGGTTCATGCGCCCCTCTGTCCGCAGACGAAGCTCTCGACCTGCTGATACTCCCGACCCCTGCGGCGCTTTCGGCTGTAGGCCGCTTCGTAGCCGTTGCGCCGGCCGAGCCGATAGGCGGTGAGCACGGCGTCCTTGAACGGCAGCGCCGCGAGCCGCTCCAGTAGCCGCCCCTCGAAGTTGCGCGTCCGCGCCTTGCCGCCTTCGCGGCCCCATGCGGCGTGCTGGTTCACCACAGCCGCACGCCCCGCGTGAACGCCTTCAGCTTCTCCATGAACGCCGCGAGTTTGTCCGGGTCCACCGGCTCCGGCGGCAGGTACCGCGCTCGGTGCGCCGCTTCCATCTGCTCGTGTTTCGCCCGTGCTACTGAGACGCATTCGCTGAACAACTCCGCTTTCTTCGGGAACCAGTCCGATTTCGTCTCGAGCCGCCGGCACGCCTCGACGAACGTCCGCGTATCAAACTTCTCGTGATCGTCCAGAAACACCTTGAAGAACGCCGCCCGGTCGTCCTTATGTTCTGGCAGCCGCTCACGAACGGCGATCGCCAATCTGGTCAGGGCGGCGCGGCGTATCGCTTCGTCGTTCGTCATAGACGGCCTCGAGCTCGTGAAGCGCCGCCAGGTCGTCCCTGAACCCGCGCAGGTTGCTTTCGACGGCCGTCGGCCGCAGTCTCGGATCTCTCGCCTGTGGCAGCCGCGCCGCGTGCCGCCGCGCAATCAACTTCGCCGCCTGTGACACGAACACGCCCACCGAATACCCCGCCTGCTGAATCCAGGCGTCGTCCGTGGCGAAGAAGTCGGCCATGAGCTCGCGCACGAGGTCGCCGTGCGACTGCCACAGGCCCGCGAGCAGCTTCGCGTCCTTGCCGCCGTTAATCACCGACGCCACACCGAACAGTTCGCGGTGCAGCCTGTCGAACTCTGTCAACAGTTCGCGCGTCGGCGCTGTCTGTTGTCCTGCCATGTCGCCGCCTTTCAGTCGATACACCGCGCCCTATACCCCGCGATCTTAGAGATCGCAGGCACCAGCACGCACGCTGAGGCTGCAGTGACCCCGCCAGACAAGTACGCTTGCAGCGTCAACCTCTCGTCTTAGCCTCACACTGCACGCGCGGTCGCACCGTGAACCGGCTTGGTTCGCCGGCATCGCGTCTGGTCGCGGGTTGACGGCGCGTAGTCAGCGCCCGCTTCAGCACGAACCGCTCACACCCAGGTGGGCGACACCTTGTAGTCCCGTCGCCCGCATCGGACATCTCTGCGCGTCTCACCGTCCGAGTCGCAGGTCAGCCACGCGATACCGCGCGCGTGGGCGCGAAGTGCTAACCGAAAATATCGTCTGCGGTCGGCGTTGCGGCACGCTCGTGCGGCTTCGCCGTGACCGTCATGGAGGTCGATAAAACGGCCGCGTCTGGCGGCTTGGTATAGATACTCACCTTGAAGCCCAGCCGCCGCATCTGGTCCCAGTCCACCACCCAGAAGCTCGCGTTCGTCGTGCTCTGTTCGCGGCAACCACCCGAGCTGATCATCTTCACGATGTCGTCTGTGCGCGCGAGAGCTACCGCGATCAGTTCGCCTTCGCGCTTCGGCTGTGACAAGTAGGCGTGACAGGTCAGATAGGGATACAGCCAGCCGCCAGCGGCGTTGATCGCTAGCGTCCGCTTAGCAAACTCCGTATCCGATCCGTTAAAACGTCGCTTGCGGATCGTGAACGTGCGATACGGGAATCCCGATCGGCTGTCATCCCACTGCACGCGGCTGGCGATCCCCCTGATCCCCTGTTTGCCGTGGATCTGCCACGCGTCGATACCGGCGAGCGTGTCCAGTTGCTTCGTGAAACCTTCAGCGTTCACGGCCTCGACTGGCATCACGTCTCCGCCGCCGCACCAGCGGCTCACCTGCGGCCACACGACTCGCTGAAACTCAAACGCGCTATCGCTGAGGTCGGTGCGCCAGTCAGCCACGGACGCACCCCCGATCGACGCACAGTTCGACTTGTTCGGGGTTGACGTCCGCGCCTTCAGAGTGACGGCCAAGCTTCGCCGCCATCACGAGAAATGTGCCGGTCCCAGCGAACGGGTCCACCACCCGCGCACCAGGCTCGGACGCGTGCCTAATCAACATCTCTGCAAGTTGGTCCGGCTTCTGCCACGCGTGCAGACGCCCAGAGTCTTGGCGGCCGTCTGGCGCGGACATATCGATTACCGAGAATTGCTCTGTCATTAGCGGGCAGTTCAACGGCGGCGCAGACGGCCCCCACACGTAGAAGCACGCCTGCCAATTCAGCTTGTAGGCATGCGCCGGCGCAGGGCCGAGGGTGTTGCGGTACGTCCAGACGAGCACCTGGTATCGGCCGTCGAGCCCTTGCGCGCCGAGCACGCGCAGATACGCAGCGAGTTCGTTGGGGTAGGCACCAGTAAAGATATAGGCGCGGGCGTCAGCCTTCAGGCGCGACAGCGCCAGCGGCAACCAGCCATCAACGAAGGCGTCGATGTCCGCAATGTCGGTGCTGTACGGCGGGTCCGTCAGCAGCAGATCCACCGAGTTCGGATCGACGCCAGAGAGAAACGTCTCAGCTTCGGCATTGTGGACGACGGCGCGCACACCCGAACGCTCTGTCGCTTGCCGCGCCACGTCCGACTGAGCTTCGAGAAACTTCTCTCGCTTAATCGCCGAGCGCAGTTCGTTTCGGCTCCAACTCTCGGCCTCAGCCCTGTCGAGCCACGCGTCCTGCTCTTGCGTGGACTTAAACCCGGCCACCTCGGCGTGATGACTCCACGAGACATTTAACCGCCGGCGGTTAGATTCAGAGAACTTCTGCGCGACGTTCGCGGCGTTGACGATGGTCTGGTAGTCGTAACCAGTGGCGTCGATCTCCTGCGCGTACTTCTCGCCGTACTTGCGCTCACCGAAACGCACCCAGTCCCCCAGCCACCACATGACCCCACCGGCGATCGATCGCAACTGCGCGCCGACGTCGCGCCAGTCGTCGTATGCCGTGTCCTCTGGCAGCAAGAGACTCGTCTGCGTCCACGATCCGCCAGCAGACAGCACGCTCGATTGAAGTTCGGTAATTTCGCCGGTGCGTCGGTCGACGACTTCAACAGTCGCCAGCGCCGTTGCGTTAGACTTTGGCTTAGCCATGGTTCGCGGGCTCCAATTCCGCGGGCTTGGTTAGGGCGCCGGCAGCCGGTGACACGGTTGTCGGTGTCCCGATCTTACCACGGCCGCTGGTGACTTTCGCCTCGTTACTCTCCAAAATTGGCCCACCTTTCGCCTCTACGTGCCATTCGTACCAGCCGCGATCGTCTTTGCGGCACACCGCGCCCGCTTCGCGCGCCCACACGAGCGCGGTCTTCTCGCTGATCCCGAACCTCTGCCGCAGTTGCCCGGCGGTCAGCCAGTGCTGCGTCAGTAACTGCTGCACCCGGAGACGGCGTTCGAGACGGGTCACGGCTTTGCGCCTTTCAGCGTCACCCGCCACAGCCCGCCCTGCACGCGCTGGACGGTGATGGGATAGCCCGCCAGCACCAACTCGTTCACGCGGCCCATCGCCCGCAAGCCGCCGACGTGCTTCACCAGTTCGACATTCGTGGCCGAGCCGTGCTGCTGCAGATAGGCCAGCACCTTGTCGCGGTTCGACGCCTGCCGCGCCTTCTCGACCGCCACTGGCGCGAGCACGACCGCGTCGCTGAACATCGGCAGCACGCCCGGCCTCATGCGGTCCGCCAGCCCGGCCGCTTGGCCGCGTGCGCCCGCGCCAGGATCGCCTCGATGACATGCGCGGGCAGATCCGGTTGCTGCTGCCACTCGCGGACAAGTGGCGTGGATTTGACCCGCGGCGCCGTCCCGCGCTGCTGATGGCTGCGTCCGTGCTTGCGACACCACGTCGCGCGCTCGTCAATCGGAATCTTGCAGACGCGGCAGTGCGCCTTGACGTTCGTCAACAGCGGCTTCCACGGCATTACTTCGCCCTCGCCGGCGGCAGCGCGACGACGGAATGCCCGCAGTGCTCGCAGGTCAGATGCGTCACGCCGCCGCGACGGTCCCAATAGCGTTCGTGTCGGCAGAACCAGCGCCAGAGGTTCATCGCGCCCCCAGTCCGATCACTGTCGCGGCGTGCCCAGCCAGCGCCGCCTCGCGCGTGGCGTAGCGCCGCAACTCGCCGTCATACCGGCCGCCGAGGATCTGCGTCTCGTACTGGCCGTTGAAGTAGACCGTGCTGACGCGGCAGTCGGTGAGTTCCGTCACCGCGATCTGCTCCCACAGGTGCCGCCAGTCGCGGGCGCGAGCTCGCATCCGCGCTCGGACGTGCTGTAAGGCGGTTCTCATCGTGTGCTCTCCCATCGGCGCAGGACCGCGCCGGTCTTGTCGTACTGTTCCAGGTGCAGCGTCCGCTCCGCGTTGCCGAAGATGTGCAGCCGCCGCGTGACGTGCCGCTCGTCGTGACAGGATTTGCACAGCAGGCAGATGTTCTGCTCTGACTCGGCCCCGCCGATGCTCCGCGGCACGACGTGGTGGTGCTCCGCGCGTTCAGGCACCGCCGCCAGCGTCTGCGTCGTCTTGCGCCCGCACGCCCGGCAGCAGCCGCCATCCCGCGTCGTCACGTAGCGGCACAGCGCCTGCCACGCCTTCACCTTCGCCCGCTTGTCCGCCGTGGACGACTGCAAGCGCGTGGGCTGGTCGTGCTTAAAGTTAGTGACGTGCATCAGAACGGCTCCATGCCATCGCCGGGGTCGCCGTCGGCCTGTGGCTGCGCGGCCGGCTTCGGGGGCGTCACGTCGGCTTCGTCGTCGTCCACGGGCGGCGGGTCGCACCACTCGCAGCCGTCCTTCCCGATGAACGCTCCGCAGTAGTCGCAGCGGTTCATGGCAGCACCTCAAAACGGTATCGACGATTCGTCCGGCGCTTCGACGCGGTAGTCGTCCACCGGCAGTTCCGGCGCGTCGTCGTCCGCGCCGCGCTTCTTCAGGCCCATCAGGTTCACGAAGCGGCCCTTGTGCTCCAGCGTGGCGACCACGGGCACCTTCGCGTTCCAGAGTGTCGTCGCGTTCTGGCCGATGGCCGGGTTGATGGTGGTGGCCGTCACGTTGTCGCTGAACGTCACCGCCCACTGCGTCTTGCCGGTGCTGGTCTTGTTCACCGCGACGTTCGTGATGGTCTGGCCCACCGAGGCGCTGCGTGGAGCCGTGGCTGACGGGGCGTGACCCGCGGCACCGTTCGTGTGCTTCGCGTGGCCCACGGCCGCGTTCGCGTCGTCATCTTCCGGCGCGACGCCGACCACCGCGCCGAGCGCGTAGCGCCGCGCGTAAGTGATCGCCGATCCGACACCCTGCGCGTCCGCCTTGGAGATGGGAACCGCGAGCGTGTCCGTCATCCACTGGCCCGACGTGTGCAGCAGCGTCGTCTCAATCTCGACGGCCCACGCCGACTCGCCGATGCTCGTCAGCCGCGGGAACTGCACGACCGAGAGGCCGTGCTTCGACAGCGGGCCGCGGCACGCATCCCACACCGACGCGAGGTCGGCGTAGCGGCTGCGGAAGTGGGGATTCTCGCTGTCCTTCTTCGCGCCCGCGACTTCGCCCTGCGCCTTCGCCATCGCCGCCGCGAGTTCGTTGATGTTCTCTGAGCGTGTCACTTTGTGTGCTCCTGTTCCTGATGGGCGGCCACGGCGCGTCGGTCCACGCGCATCCGGCCGCAGCCTTCGCAGATCCAGATGCCGGTGTCACCGAGGCAGTCGATGTCGCCGCACGCCCAGCATTTGGTTTGGTCGATCACGACGCGCCCGTCGCCGCGCGTGCCGTCCTTCTTGATGAACCTCACAGCGGCCAGCCCTGCCGGTCCGCGAGCTTCCCGTAGCGTTCGGCGAGCGCGTCATACGCCGCCGCCGCGTTCCGCAAGGCTTCGGCTTCGCGCGGCTTCTCGTGGTCGTCCGCTTCAATCGCTTCCTGTCGGCAGCGGTCGCCCGCGAATCCCATCGCCAGCGACTCGGCCATGCAGAGTCCGAGGATGTAGGCATCCGAGAGCAGCCAGTGGCGCTCCGCGTCCAGCGCGTTGATGTTCCGCAGCACCGGCCCGAGCCACATCTGCACGCCCGCCAGCCGCTGCCCGACTTCCTGGTCCCGGTGCAGAATCCGTGTGGCGGACAGGCCCCACCGCTGCACCAACTGCGCGGG